TTTAATATCACAAAATTTTATTAAATGTTTTTTAGGTACCAAATCAAAAAAACAATTTTCTTTACATTAATTTTTGTTTCAATAATGGCTGAAAGGTGTGCTTTTAATAAATTGTTGATATCTGTCCATTCATTTTTTAAATGCTCAGGACAGATATCTTCTATATTTTTTCCATGACAAAATATATTAGCATAGTTAATGTTTTTATTTTTTAAAAACGCAGAATATGACCAAGTAGCAGAAATATCTTCTGGCAAATCAGAATTAAAATTTAGGTTATTATTATAATAAATACCAACACATTCTTTTTTATCATCAAGTGTTTGAAATATCACATATACCTCTAAAAAATGATTTCAGGAATACCGGTATTAGAAACTGCTTCTTCTGGTAATTTATTGTTGTTATCGCCTAATAAATTTTTAAAATATAATACATTATCAAAATCTTTAAAATAATCATTTATATATTTCATCGCATCTAGTGTTTTTCCAACTCTAACATATGATAGTGCTTCTCTTGTTATATTATTAAATTTCTGTTGTGTCAAGCCTTTTTTTGTTTCTTGATTTCTAAAATAAACATATGGTTTTATTAGCATTGTATCTTTTATGGATTCAAAAAATTTATCTTTTTCTATTGTCTCTCTAAAGTATTTTTTTATATTTATATTATTGCTGCATATTTTTCTAATGTCTTCGGCGTAAACTAGATTATTTTCTAGAAAAATATTATATGAATCATACATGAAGCCTCGCATGTCGTCAAACTCAGTTGTATATACTTTTCTGTATCTTAATTTTAATAGTTGCTCTGCGTCATTTATACCATATCTTCTCATATACCCTAAATGCAAATTAGGAAATTCTGCTGTTCTAAAATCATTTATCATAGCAGGGGATTCTAGATCTACTATCAGACGCCAAGGCATACTTATATCTATTTTAAAGCCATGTCTAGCACAAAAAATTTTAAAAGTTTCAAACTCATCAGTATCAAAATATTTTGTATAATTAAAATAATCATCACCAGCTTTATCGTTTGAAATATTAAAAATTAAAAAGTTACCAAGGCTAATAAAATTACCTCTAAGCATGTACGCTGATTTTGTAATAATTTTTCCTTTTCTACTTTCATTCCTTAAATAATTTATAAAATATTTTATAAAATCTTCATGAGTTTTGATTGATGAATTAATAGATGGATTGTTTAAGGCATATTGTTTAAAATTATTTGCAAATACTCTTCTATATTCTGAAAGATATATATTTATATCGGTACCAGCTTTTGTAATAGATAGATTACTAAATAAACCATCTGTTGGATATTTTCCTATTAATATTGAATCTTGTATAAATGCTTTTAAATCTTTAAAAGCTTCATAAGCAAAATTTTGTAATTTATATGTTTTGTTTTCTGGAGTTTTAAAGCTTGTCAAAAAAGTATTATCAATAATTGGTTCTATAATATCTAGATCAGAATCAATTAATCCATATAAAGCATTTTTATAAGTTAAATGAGCATATGGTATTAAATCAGATTTATTCAATATATATGGTATTATTGCTTCATCAAAATATTTTCTTTCTTTGAACAAAGCTAGTAATGGTTTAAGATTATTATTACCACGCGGTTTTATAGGAGGCATATTATTACTCTATTTTATATCTGCGTACTTCTGCAATTAGAATTAAATGGTTTAACTATTATTTGCTTTTCTTTTCTAACAACCTCTGCTTGATATGTGCATTCAATAGTTGTTGAATAATCACCATCAGAAAAACTACTATTTACTTTCATAATTTGATAATAACCGCCAAGACCAATTTTTTTTGCTAAACTTACAGTCCTTTCTCTAGTACCAAAATAATAAGGTTCTATATATATATAATCACCAACATAATATATATTATTACCAAACATAGTAATGGTAGAATTATAAACTTGTTTAATTTCTATACCTTTTTGCTGACCTTCTTGAGCAGCTAAAAATTCTCTTTGATAAGGCACGTCAGATCTGGAAAACTTTATTGTTTTTACTATTCCACTATCGGTACCAATTCTGAAGTGGAATACGCCATTGTCATTATCTAAAGATTCTATTCCTTTAAAAAACCTAGGAAATGTACTAGAACAATATATAAATAAATAATTACTTACTGGAGAACTTATTACTGAAATATCTGTAATAGGATTCTTTATTTGTGAAATTATTGTATCATTTATAATTGGATTAAATGTATTATCATTTATTTGTTTTTTAAACAGAGGATCAAAATAATATTTTTTATTAGGCTCATAAGAGCAAGGTAGACAGACATTTGACATAGAAAATCTTATGGCATTATTTGGTATTGTTTCTAAGCCAAATATCTTTGGATCAATCGCTGGTTTGATTAAAAGTCCAATAATATCTTGTATAAAAGCGAATACAGAATATTTAGTTAATTGTTTATCTACTATTCTATCTACAAGAAAACGATGAAATAAATCTAAACACACAGGAACATCTGCTAAATTTAAAAATATTTCTTTAACTTCAGATGGTAAGCCAAGAGCGGCAGTAATCGCCATTGGAAGAGTAACTGGTATTTCGCCAAGAACTATTTTTGGTTGTTCGGAAACAGGATCTATAAATTTTATACACTCCAATGCTGCATCTAAAATATCACCTAAAAATACAAACTTTATATTGACTGCATAAGTACCGTTCATGGAAAAAGTTTCTAATTTTGCATTTGCTCTATCATTATCTGCCCTAGCTTGAGCTACTACAGCAGCATTGTCAGTATTAGCATTAGTGTTATTAGTATTAGTGTTCTGATTATTAGTAATTTTTACTTGAGGTGCAATTGATGCATTAGCTGAAGATAAGCTGGTTTCATCTTTAAAACTAATTTTTTTTAAAGATAAAATTGCATTTGCTTTATCAGTATATTTTTTAATTGTTTCTGCTCTTCTGGTTATTACATCTTGTTGTTTATCAGCCCCGACACCCCACATGTCTACTCCAGCAATCCAAGAATCAAAAGCGACACTATAAACACCATTTGTTCTACCAGTTAAGCCTTCTTTACCTATTAATAAACTGTATAATGAATTGTATAATTCTCTTCTAGAGGTGAATACAGTGTTTTTTAAATCTTCTAGAGTGTTATCACCAATTGATATTCCTTTATCAGAAAAATATTTTTTTGCATCATTTAATTTTTGTTGTTTAGCCGCTACATCTTCACATCCATCGGTTGTTTGTTGATTAGCTTGATCAGCTTTTTTACCAAGATCTTCATAAATTAATAAAAAATCACTTAATATTTTTTCTTTTGTATTATAATCTTGTAATTTATCTGATATTCTAAAAATATCAGTTTGTTGTGAATATAAAGAAATATCGGTTGCAGAATTAAACTTTATATTTAAAGTAGAGCTGCCATCTTCATTAAAACTTATATCATGCGAATAAGGAGATAAAAATAAAACTATTTTAGACTTTTCAATAGCAGTTAAAATCTTAGTTACATAATCCTTAAGGGTAATTTGTTTAGAAAGAATCTCTGGAATTTTATTATTATTAACAATTTCTGTTAACAAATTTCTATCTACCGGAGCATAACCTACGACTGCTTTGATTCTATAATATTGGTCATTTGGTATAAGATCAGAATTACCATTTTTAATAGTTCTAGTAACTTGATTAATCATATCTGAATAAGAAAATTTACCAAGAAATTTTTCTTTATCAGATAAATTAAAAACTACATCTATATCTTTCACTATATCTTCTGGTGTTTGAAAATATAATTGTAATTCTGCAGCTATACTTGTTTGGATTTCTGCTGGATTTGTCCCTTTAAAGCTATAATTAAACGATTTAATTCCTATTCCGTGACCTTTACCAGTACCTTTTAAAAGTTCTTCAAGAGAACTAGCAACAAATGCACTAGTAGAACCTTCATATTTTACAGGTACATCATCAAAAGGTATTCTCCAAGAAAGACCTGACGCAAAGGAATTGCCTTTAGGATAAAATATTTTATATAATTCTATTTTTGGTATTAAAAGAGATAAAACTTGTGAAGGCAATTTATTAAAAAATAAATTCATTGATTTATCTTTTGTCATTCTATTGGTAATTTTAAAATGACCAGAATCTCCTACACCTATTCTAGCAGTAGTAAAATTTTTATAACGAAAATGTCTTCTTAAAGAATCATCGTTGCTTGGTTTGGGATTGGTATTAACATTAGTTGAATTTTTTTCTAGATGATCAATTATTTCTTTTGAAAATATCATTAATGCCGCTTGTTGAGAAAGTCTATGTCTATAAGCAAGATCAGATGCTACTTGATTAGCAGCAGCATTTCCTTTTTGTTCTGCTTCCTTTTGTGCGGCAGCATCTTGAGCGTCTACTATGGCTCTAAAAAAACCTTTTCCTGTGCCACCGCTGCTACTTCCAGCTGGTGGAAGACCCGTGAGCGAAGCGCCAGCATTAGCCGCTCTACTACCCGCTTCAAAATATAACTTTGTTCCTCTTTCAAAAAGATTCATATTCTAACCTAATAAATAATTTAAAACTTTGTATAAAGGTAATGGTATTATTAATTCATCACCGATTTTTAAATGAGATTCAGTTGGCTTATTGTTAAATCTTGCTATAACCCACCAATCTTTAGAATCACCATAATATTCATTAGCAAGTTTATAATATTTATCTCCTACTTTCCATACATGCTTAATAATATTTAAATCTCTTAACAATTCTTCATTAGCTAATCTATAAGAAGGACTATTATAATGTCTAATAAATTTTACATTTCTATCACGAAAATAATTTTCATATTGTTGTACGTCATTTCTTAATAAAATTCTATTTTCATATCTATTAATCATTTTATCTTGTTCCAAATATTGTTTTTAATGCTAAAGTAAAAATTTGTAATGTCGGATCGCTGAACTGCGGTATCGATTTATTCTCGGTTGGCTTAAAAAGCTGCGGTTCCTCTATTCCTCTTGCATTTTGTGATATCGCATTGGCACTTGGAAAAAATCCATGCGGATATGAAGAAACATTTTTATCTGCTCTAGAAATAGAATTATTCGCAGTTTTCTTAAATCCAAGTGGATGTTCATGAATAACATTAAACGTAAGTGAGCATTTTATTAATTTAGGAATTATTTCATTTGGTCCAGTTTGATTATTTTGTGGATTAATAATATTAGTTATATAAAAACCATGTTCAATAGATGGTGTAAAAGAAAAACCATTAAAATAACCTAAAAGCCCTGCACCACTAGAATTATTTTGTATTAAATTAGCAAACTTAACTCTAAATAAAGGCGGTGTGCTAAGAGTGGCAGTACCACCACCAGAATCTTGATAAACTGGATATAAACCTTGAGTAATAATTTCTAAACCTTTTATATTAATCAAAGAATCATTTTCATCTTCACTTGGCAAATCAAAACCAATCTTTATACTTCTTGTTGTGCCTCTATAATTAATTATGGGATCCATTTTACCATAAATTTGTTGTGGATTGTAGTTGGAAGTAAAATCATCACTAAAATCAGTTATAAAAGCTGGGAAATAAACGGTTATACCTGACGATAAAGAAGTTATTTCTATAGTATAAATATTTTTGTTATTATCTACTAGTAAATTATTATATCCTATAACATTTTTAGACATTTATATTTCCTGAAAACTAACGAAAGTTAGGTTTAATAGCTAATACTTTTTCTGCCACTTTTTCACCATCTATATTAAGAACAACGGTAATATTTTTTTCTTCATTAGATTTTTTTGATTCTTCTGCTGATTTATTTTTTACTTCAAAAATCATCTTTAATGAATTATATAAAGCGTCTTGATCAGCGGCTTTTGATTTACTTTGTGCTTCATAATATGATTTAGAAGCTTGTATGAAATCTGTAGTAGCTTTTATATCTGTTTCTTTAAAGCTTTTAGCGGTTGACAAATTTGTATTAAGAGAATTTAAAATATTAGTAAATTTAACAGTTTTTTCTTCTGGTATTTCGTTGACGGCTTTTGAAATTGCTGTTATCGCTCCTACTAATGCTGTTGTACCAGCAATTATTCCAAGAGAACCAATAGTTCCGAGAGCAGCTATTTCTCCCATAGCTATTACTAACTTATCTATACCTGCAGCAGATTCTGAGACTTTGCCTATAGAAGAAACTAACAGTGATAAACCGGCAGCCGCTATTCCTATACCAGCGCCAATTAATAACACAGCAAGACCAAAAGCTTCTAAAATTGCTACACCGGGAGTTAATAATGGTGCTGCAAGAGCTATACCCAATAAAGTAATACCTATTACTGCAAAACCCATAGCTAAACCAAATAATACTTCTTTAACTGCTTGCAGCTGTTCTGTGTTTAATCCATTAAAGGCAGATACTAAAAATCCTATACCCGCTGCTGCTATTGCAACTCCGGTTGCAACCATTAAAAATACTTGTCCTAATGTTATAAGACCAGCGGCATTTTGTCTTGCTGCCGCTCCTATTCTTCCAATAACTCCTGCCATCATGGAGCCTGACCTATTAGCAGCACCTCCAGCGCCTCTAAACATTCCTATGATAGCTGTAAAAGGACTAGCTAAAAAGCTTGCAACACCACCAAACATTCTTAATGCTGCGATTATCATAATTATATTTGCAACTGTTTTATTTTCTGCTAAAATTTCTATAACTTTTTTTAATCCGTCAGCTAACGGTCTAGCAATTATTAGTAATTCGTCAAATGCACCTTTTAATTGTTTTACAGAATCGGCAGCTTTCTTCTGTAGTTCTTCTAATCTTTTTTGTTCCGCTGCTTCAAGCGCCATTTGTGCTCTCATTTCAGCAGAAGAAGTACCAAATAGCTTTTGCGCTTCATTAACATCTTTTATACCTAATGAAGCAGCTATGGCTTTCTTTTGAAATTTATCCATAGAATCAAAATTTCTACCACTGGCTTCTATAGCCATTTTTAACATCTCTATTCTTTCAGATTCTGTTGCATTTAACATTTCTACAGAATTTAAATAATCTCCACCTAAAATTGCATTTAATTTACCTGCTTTATCTGCTGCACCTTCAAAGGTATCAAAAGATTCACCAACTATTGACATTAAAGAACCAATTTCTACGCCAAGAGCTTTTGATTGCTTTTCTAGATCTGCAAAAACATTAACAGCCTGTTTACCATAAGCAGCTAATTGTGGCATTGCAGTAGCAAAATCTTTTAACATTTTTGAAGGCGCTATACCAGCTGCTAAAGCTACGCCAGCTAATTTATTTTGTGTATTAACTATTTCTGTAGCGCTCATACGTAAGCTATTTTGTAATATATTATACATTTCACCAGATTCTTTAACTGAGAATCCAAGATTTTGCATTTTTGATGCATTTTCTGTTAATATTTTTTGATTTACTTCTGATAGCTTGTTAAATCCGGCCATAGAGGTATACAATTCACCAAAGTTTTTTTGAAATTCTACAGATCTAATACCAAATTGTTCAAGACCAGTAGTACCAGAAAACATACTCCCAAAATCTGTCGCTAATTGACCAGTAGTGGCAGCAAATTGTTCATTTGCTGTTACAACTTCTCTTAAACGCTCGCCAAAAGCGGCAGCGACATTTTCCATTTTAAGCATTCCAGCTGTCGAGTCTAATAAACCACCAGTTAGTGAAGAAAGATATTGTTTAGTTTTATCTATTTTATCTTGTAAAAGTTTTTTTTGTTTTTCTTCTTCATCGGTTATTTTTTTTGCTGTTTGTAATTCATTTTCTTTTTCTTTAATAAATCTTTTTCTTTGTTCCATAGCAGAAACAATAGAGCTTATTTCTGCTTCATCAATTGTTTCTTGGTTTTTTGCTATTTCTAATTCCATCTCTAGTTGTTTTAGAATTGTTTTATCTAAATCAAGCAAGGCTTGTTTTTTTTCTAATTCATCATCAATAGAATCTGCTTTTTGTTGTAATGCATCTACTTCTTGATCTAGAACATCTTTTGATAGCATTCTTTGTTGAGTAACGGCTCTTTCAAGTGCTAAAGAATTTTCAATAGATTTTAATTTTTGATTTAATAAATTAATTTCTTGTTGTGCTTTATCAACGAGATCTTGTCTTTGAGCAATTTGCGCTTTTAACAAAAGATCATCTTTTTCTTGTATTTTTTGTTTTGCTACAGCAATCTCTAATTCTAATTCTGCTTCTTTTTTAGTATCAGCCATAGTATTTTACCAGTTAATATAATATAATTAGTCAGATAAAAAAAATGGGCTAGATATACTCTAGCCCAAACTTTATTTCTTATTTGCGTTTTTTATTGCATCACTTTCTTCTTTTAATTGATTTATTAGTTTTTCAACAAACCATTTTCTTAAACCAACTGGTAAATTATAGCTTTCAAAAAGACTAAAACCACCATAATATTTTAAATAGAAAAAAGTTTCATATATATTTTCTTGATATTCACTACTTAAACCAAAAAAAGTCTGCCGTTATAGGCACCTCCATATCCGTAATGGCAGAACAATTATTGCATTCAAATGGTTGAATCATTTCTATACCCTTAACAACATCACCATAAACTTTTCTAAGATATTTAGAATCTTTTGCTGGCATAACATTTATTGCATTATTTAAAACATCTTTATCAATTGCATTATTAATAGCAACAACAATCATTTTTAATTGTTCTAAAAGCAAAGAATCCCCAGCAGATGATGTTTTCTTTTGTTCAGTGAGGCGAAGTAATGCTTTTTCGTCATAACCATTCAAAGCACGACATTTAACTATCCATTTGGTAGATGGAAGTACAATATCAAAAGTACCATCATCCATGATTGCTATACCCTCCGGTAAGCTATCGCTTTCAGTTTTTTGTAATTTTTCGTACAAATTGAAAGTATGTTTAGTTTTTTCTAGACAGCTAGGACAAGTAACCTGAGTAACATACTCAGGACCATAACCCGAAATTCTTGCTGAAATTAGAATGGATGTTCTATCTTCCAAAGTTAAAGAATCAGTATTAATAGTTTTATCAACAACCAAAGATTGAATTAAGCGATCTAAAGCAATACCCTTTTTAAGTAAATTTTTAGATGTTAATATATCTTCTTCTTTAGCAGTCATTTGCTTTATTTCTACAACATCTTTGCCATGTAAAGGATGTGAAGGAACATAAAACTTCCCTTTTGATGGCAAGGGAACAAATTCTGTTGGAACTATAAAATTTAATGGTAAAGAATTATTATTTTGTTGTATTTCTGGTATTGGAGTGCTATCACTTATTTGGTGATTACTACCTAAACGGTTTTCATTATTACGCATTATAACCTACACTTTCATGTATTATTGTGCTACTGGACTCTCTAACTTGGGCGTTCCTAATGTAGCATAATCATAAACTAATGTAAAAGAAACCTCTACTAAATCTTCTGAATCATATGATAAATCGCCAAACTTAACCTCAGTAACAAACGGATTAAACAAATCCCAGTATTCTATAGTTCTGCCATAAGAATCAGTTTGTTGTAGTCTAATAATTGGTCCTTCAAAGTTATTAACTAAAAAATCTTTAGATAATGTATAAATTCCTGTTGTATTGTCTAGGGGATTATTTATTCTGTTTTCTGCACCGGGAGTTGGCTGTGCGGCAACTGGAGAAGGTTTATTTGTATTATTAGTTGCAGCATAAAGGCTGTAATCAACACTATACGTAGTAAAACCTTGCGATTCTATTCTTGCAGACGCCATAGTAACAGATATAGGCTGCCAAACTAGTTTTTTAGGAAAATTATATGTATAGTTCAATAAAACGTGTTGAGAATTTTCAATAGTATAACTTGGCTTAGTACAAGATTTAACAGCAAAAGATAATTGTTGTAAATTTCTTGTAAAAAGTATATACCACTGGTGTTTACGATGTGGTTCTGCTGCGTTTTTATCAGACCAAAATCCCATAATAAATTAAATAGTATAAACTAAAAAAATTTATTATTATGCTTGTGGTTTTACGCCAGTTGGATTTATTTGTGAATCTTTTTTATCTGCAGGATTACCTTCTGTAGTAATCGGTCCTTTCAATTCTGCCCAATCGTATTTAACAGTACAAGTAATATCAACTATATTTTCATTTTCATAATCTAAATCACCAAATTTTATTTCAGTAAAGAAAGGATTATATACTCTCCAAGTTTCTATTGGATCACCGTCTGGATTTAATTGATCAATGGTAAAATATGTGCCTACTGCGCCAGCAAATTTTGCTTTACCAATGGTAGCAAAATCTTTTGCTTCTCTATTGGTTGTTGGTACTCCATAGCCAGCATTAATTAACACGTTTTGTATTAATCTAGTAGCATCTGGTTTTGCAATTGATGCAAATGTCAAAGTTATATCTTTCCATTCTAAGCGACCCGGATAATGGAAAAAGTGATTTAAATACTTGTGTGTTACAGAGCCTACAGATGCGTTGGGTTTAGTAACTTTTTTTAATGCATATTGCAAATTAGCTAATTCTGATCCTTGCAAAGCACCTGTAAAAGTTATAGTCCATCTGTGTTGTCTCTTAGGTTCTGCGTTACCATCAAATTGTCCCCAAAATGCCATTTTATTATTCTCCTAAATTTATATATTTAATTAGTGTCATATTAAATATTTTATTAATCAGCAAATGAAGCGCCAGTGTTTGATATAACGAAATCAAGAGCAACGAATTCGATAGCGCGTGCTGGTTTTAACAAAATCTTAGCATAAACAACGTTTCTATCTATTAAATCAGGAGTAGTGGTTGTTTCGTCTAGGATAACTCTATATTCTGTTAAACCAAATCTAGATTGTACGCTTGCAAGGAATGGTTCTGTTAGATTTAAGAATCTATTCCAAGTTACTTGTACGTTTGGATCAAATAGAATTGTTGTTGCAAATCTGCTAATTTCTTTCTTCAAATATATCATCAAGCGACGAACATTAATTCTGTCCAAAGCACTTGGTGTTACTTGAAGTGTCTTTTGACCAAAGATAACTATTCCTTCAGATGGGAACGAAGCAATAGGATTAATATTACGCTCATATAATGCATCACGATCTTTAGAACTTAAACGTAAAGCAGTTTGGATTATTGGTAAGCCAGCAGCGCCATTGCTTAAACCACCACGATTAAAACCTGCAGGCGCAAACCATAATTCTGTTCTTCTTTGTGAAGAAGAGAAAGTACCTAGTGCTGCAACAGAGGGTGGTAACCAAACCTTAGCGTTATTATTTGTGTCTAGTGCTAATACCCAAGGGAAAAACGCGCAGCCATAGCTGCTATTTAAGTTATAAGAATCAATGGCATCTATAACATCATCAACTACTGGTTTTCTATCACTAGCTCTCTTTTCTGGGTTATAATCACCTTTTAAATCAATAACTGCCAAAGCATCGCCTCTAGCTTCGCATTTTTCAATTAACAAAGAATTAAGAGATCTTTCTGTTAAACCCGGAATAGCTGCTAAGTTCATTTCCACTACTTCTGCATCGGAAACGCTTTCAATAGCTACTTTTATGCTGTTATAAGCATAGCTATCAGTTTCGGTTTTGTTTTCAATCCATTGATTAGCAAAAGGATCTTTCTTAGTGATATCTACGCCGTCAAAACCACCAAATAAAGGCATTGTAAATTTATTATATGTGCCCAAAATAGCATCTGTCAAAGAAGAACTAGGATATAAAGCTGTTAATGAAACGCCAGTACGTCTATAAGACTCATCATAAGCTGCTGCAGTGTTAGAAGCACTAACGTTATCTAAACTAAACATAAAGCTTGTCTTAGTTGGAGGTGTGCTAAATTCTGGTTTTTCTAAAACAAAGTCTCTTATATCTTTATTAAAGAGTTTTTGATCAGAATAATTTGTTTTCAAGCCCCAATAAATAGAGCTTAAAGATTGCACAGGAGCATCAGCGCTGGATGTTAGCAATGGCAATAAAGGTAATGCAAAACTAGAAGAATAAGTGCATGTAGAGCTTAAATTACCAGTTAAGAACGAGCTGGCGGCAACATTAGAACTGGAACCAGATATAGTTACATTACTATATTGTTCTGGACCATAGAAACCAAATGGTAACAATGTTGGCTCAGTTAAGCCGTTATCAACGTCATCGTTCATTACTACTCTAATAAACTTTGAAGCATTATCATAAGTACCATATTCAATAAATGCTTTTTTAGTATAATCCCATGTTGTATATTTATCACCAATTGCTTTAGCAATATAATTTTGTGCATTTGGGTTTAATGTAACATTAGGAAATCTTTCTAGATATACAGGTGCAGTATCGCTGTCATCAATACTTCTTACAGAAACAGTAAACGAACCATATTGATTAAATATATTAGTTGATTCTTTAATTTCTTCAATCGAAATCTTGATATTTTTGGAATTCCAAGAACCTTCTGTTAAACCAACTAATTTGAATAGTTTTTGAACACCGGTATATAAGCCTGTATTTGTATCTGCTGAAAAACTACCAGTAGAACCAACGTGTTGTGAAACAACCCAACCAAGGTTGGTATCTGTATCAATGTCATTATTTGCAAAGCTAGCTTCTTTATTAAATTTAGAGAAATCTTTTAATTCTATTAAATTTAAAGCAATATCTGGACTATTTTTTGCATTATCGCCTAATAATTGTTCCGCCCATGTTTCAAAAGTTTCACCTAAGAAATAACTAGAAGTAGTTTGACCGCTAAAATCTGCTGGTGGTAATAAACTAGGAACAGTATTTAATACTTTTCTTATATAGCGTTTAGAATTTTCATCAAAATCAACTGTTTTTAATACACCATCTACATTAATACCAATAGACATATTAGTACCAACGCTTCTCACCCAAGAATTTACAGCATTCAATTTTTGAGTAGTGCTTGATGTTACTTCAAGGCCAGTTAATGTCAAATCGCTATTTGAATATAATACAGCAACTAGTGGAGCAGAACCTGAAACAACATTTGATCCGTTAATTGGTGATGCAAAAAGACCATATGCTTTAGTGGTAGTCCAACCAGCTTCGTCACCTGACGTTTGTGAATCGTTTTGATAACCGCCCAATCTAATAAAAGTAACTGGCGAAGAATTACGTAAATATGCTTGTGCAGCATAGGCACCATACGTTGTAGTTAGTTTGTTGCCTTCTCTCCAAATATCACCACTTTGTCCACCGGGAAGAGGGCTACCAAAAACTTCTATAAAATCAGAAAAACTATTAACTTTTACTGGACGCATCATTGGTCCACGTAGAGTTTGACCAATAATAACTGGTCCTATTTCTGCTGGGGTTCTGGGTAGTTGTGAATTATCAATTTCATTAATAAAAACACCGGGGGATACAAATCTATACTTGGCAACTGACATTAGCTAATTCTCCTTTTGGAGTATAAAAAAATTTAGTCATTAGACTTATTATAAATAGTAGTTCTTTTTTTGAAAATGCTATAATAATTTATTTTATTTAGCATTAAATACACTATCGCGTGCTCTTATGCATTTAGCACTAATTTCAAATAAATTATCAACTTGTCCAAATAAAAGTTTTTCATCTATAGTTGTTACTATCTCATACATTTCTTGACCATATAAAATAAAATCGCCTATTCTTACATATAAATTTTGATCTTCTGTAAGTCTTCGTTTATGAAAGTGAACAGTCAAGCTATTTACACGGTCTATACCAAACGCTTCTGCTGAGACTTTTGTTTTATCCCAGTTTATCAATGCTTGAACCTTTATTGGACTTAGGAAAGTTTTTTGTATTGCTTCACCATAAATATTATAATTTGTATGCTCTCTACTAATAGGATAATATGTTATAGTTTGGCCTATAACTCTTTCTATTAATTCATCGTTTACTTGTTTAACTAAATCTCTTTCTTTTTGTCCAAGAAATAATGGCGGGGGCGGAGCATCGGGTTGTGATGCTTTATTTTCTTCTAATTCTGTTTTTGCTTTTTTATTTCTTGCCATTTAATTATCCAACAAAAATTATATTAGGAATATATGAATTTGTTTTTGAAACATCATCCATAATCTTGCTACCATCTTCTCCTAATTTAACATATGTCATTTCTGCTAATTGAGTTTTTAATTCTTCACGAAGTTTCTCTATTTCCTCTTTAGCTTCACCCAAGAGTTTATCGGCATTTAACGTGACATTATCGCCGGGTATTGGAACAGTGGCAAATTTACCACGTATTTGTCCTAGCATTTCTTTACATAATGATAAACAAAAACGGCGTATCCATTGTTTACCAATACTGTTAATTTTATCATATGGTAAATTTTGGAATGGTAGGGAATTCATATTGTTAATACCATTAACGCCAGTATCTATTGAAGAACCATCTTCGTTTTTTGTATTTTCATTCCAAGCATCTGACGCTATACTGAAATCAAACCAAAATGAAGCAGCAGATGAAGCATTAGGAGTAGGAAAAATTCTAACTTTATTATTTCTAAGCTGAAAAGACCAATCACTAACGCGAGTCTTTATAGCATCTTCATAAGCCATAGCCTGTAATTTATTTTGCCAAACTGGAATTACTTCAAATGTGCTATCATCCGCATATTGACCATATGTTGATAGATTTCCGACAACATTAAGACCACCAAAATAACCATAAAAGTTCCAAGAAGCACCTATGGTTTTATAATAAATTTTATAAATATTTATTCTTTTTCCTTTTAAATCCCAGCCATTTGCTGCTGCAGAGGCAGAAACGGCTGATTGTAGATCATAATCTTGTATCCCCGGTTCAATAGCAAATGAAGCAGAGTATATAGGCTCGTTACTATTCAAAGAAGACAATGTGTTAACTGCCATAGAAACATTTTTAGCATATGTAAATTGCATTTTTGGGAATGCTAAATTTGCATTTGAAAGCTCTGATGAATTACTGCCTGTTAATTGACCATCGCTATTAAATGACCCTGTTGTTTGTCCTAAAACAAATGGAAGAGCATTTTTTGATTGATGCAAATTAATAATATAAGAATATTCTAAACACGCTTCTTCATATGCAGCATGAACTTGATTTTCTACTAATTCTATATCAACCACATCACCACCAAGTTTCTTATACACATAAGCAACCTGTTCAGCAGATCCAGTTTTATAAGCATTTATCTGACTTGTATTCCAATAAATATCAGAAACATATACGCCAAATGGTAAATTAGAAGAAACAACATTAGAAGTATTACCAGTTATTGGCAAAATAGATTTGCTACTTTTAGAAGCTGGTGAAAACGTTGGAAGCGCCATTATTATTATTCCTCAATTTAATATAAATAGTTTTTATATTATTGTTTTTACAAATAAAAAACCCTCTGCGATGTCAAACCGCAGAGGGCAAAGAATAACTTCTTTAATTATTTATTAACCTAACAAATCTTGTACTACTACAAGACCATACATGTCAGGACGTACCATTGCTTTACCATAACGGGTCAATACAGCCTTGCGTGGTGTAAAGTCGTCTGGGTTAAAGATGGTTGGTGTAGATTGTAGTGGTACGTATGGTGCATATACGTAGCCGCTTTCAAGGAAGCTGCCACCTTTGCGACCTACCAATACAACGTTACGTAGGAAGTATGGGTGTACGATTACATCCCACTTCTTGTTTAAGTCACCTACTTTAACAGCGCCTACGGAACCCTTTTCAGCATCGCTGGTTACGGAAGCACGGAAACCGCTGGTGAATTCAAGAATGTTTGCAACTTCTGGTGAGCAAACAAGGAAGTTTGCACCGCCGCGAAGTGTCTTTCTGTGGATTAGAGCAGATACATCATTGATTGTTTCAACTAGGGTTTCATACCACATTGAAACGTTACCAGTGAAGTCTGGTGGAGCGGGAGCATCGTTAGCAGAGGTATTAATACCAGCGCCAGTAGAACGATTTACGAACTTACCGGGACGACGGCTCCAATACTTAACACCAGCAGTGGCACCCTTGACAAGATCATTCATAATTTCTTGATCAATTTCAAGACCGATTTGTTCAGACAACATAGAGGTCAATTCTACTTCTGCATCTAGGTTGTGATAAGCATTCAAATCTTGGCCTAATTCTGGAGTCCATTGGGCCTTGAGCTTACGGGTACGAGCAGTGATAGAGAATGAATCAACCTTCAATTCAATTTCTGGGATTGAGGTTGAACCTTCAAGAGTCCAAGGTGTTGCACCGACAACAGCACCAAGGGCATTGGTGTTAACATTTTGTAAATTATCTTTAATTGGGTAAGATAATACTGCATGAGAAGCACCAGCGAATAGATTTGCTTTGGTTGGAGAAGTGCTAGTAGTAGCAACAACCAAAACAAGTTGGCTATTAGCCTTATCAACCTTGCTTAAGCGACGAATTACTTTAGCACCACCACCAAGGGCACCAACGCCGCTAGTAATATCGCCAGCTTGGTTATAATCTTGTGAACCAGTTGATAAAGAAGCTGCAAATACATCTTGTTCAGCCAATAAAGAACCATAATCTAAATTAGATAATGAAATCTTTACAACGGAAGCAGAAACATATGGTGTGGAATCGGTACCACCCAATAGATCAGCATCATAACGAATGTCAGATAGTTGAGCAGCAGTAGCATTAGCGCCTGCATTTTCAAGATTGAAAGCAGTTTCAACAGTTACTTGTGAAGCAGTTAACAAACCGCTTGACCAACGTGAAGTGTTGTAACCGTTAGCTAAATTGTAGAAACCTTTTTCAGCATAATCTACACCATCTACGCGAACACCGGCAGTGATTTGTGAACCTAAACGATCACCGAAGAAGCTTTCGTCTTGGCTAAATACGCGATCACCAAGATTACCTACATCGGTACCACGCTTGAAATCCATGAAGAATACAAGACCAGATGGTAAGCTCATTGGTTGTACAGATACGAGATCGTTAGCAATTAAACCAGCGAATACGCGGCGTACTATTGGGAAAGCTACAGCAGCGAAACCTTGAACATCACCTCCTGCCATTGTAGTAGATTCACGAAGTAATTCTTTTGCTTGGTTTTCAAGCAATACTGCCATTGTTGACTTTTCACGTTCTGTCTTTAGACCTTCTAAAAGACCAGACTTTTCCCACTTTCCTACTACTGCTTTTGTTTCAGTTAACATATTGCGTTCTACAACGCCTTCTGTTAATCTTTCTAATACGTTACTCATTTTATATCTCCTTAAGATAGTTATTTGTTATTTTTAATACCTGCTAGGGCTTTCATTCTTTCTGCCATAAAATCGCTTAGATTATTAGCAGATGACTTCTTTGCTACATAAGGCGTAGACGCTCTATTTAACGTTTCGCGTAGAGATTGTGGAGCTTCTTTTACAGAAACATTCTCTACAGCATTTTGAACCGTTTCATATATTGTCTTTGCCGCTAATACACTATCAGCTTTGGAAATTGATTCGACAATTTGATTTTTTTGTCGCTCATTCAAGGAGATATTTGCCAATGCTTTATTGGTGTATAATAGTTTTGCATTAGAAACATTTACTTTTTGTACTTCTTTTTTCAATGTCTCTAACATCAACATCATTTTATTGTTCATAGCTTTTAAGCTATTATTCTCTTTTACGAGATCAGATAATCTTTCCATTTCTTCTTCACGTTTTTCTGTTGCGTTATCATCACGGGCGGCAGCTAATTCAACATTATGTAATAATTGTTTTTCAACAGTTGTAGTACCCATATAACCACGGCTTTGGCTTTCTGGCTTTAAATCAACCGTTAATTGTTCTTCTAATTCCATTAATTCTTCTTCGCTAATTTCTATAGAACCCTCTTCTACATTTTCTGCGGGAGATTCTTCAGTTGTTTCTGCGCTTGCTTTTGCTACATCAGCTTGTTTCTGTGCGGCCCCGGCATCTAAAGCAGCTATTTCTTTGTCTAGCTGACCTTTTCTTTTTAAAAGTTCAGCTTTTTTCATAGCAGTTTGTGGATCAACGGCAGTCTGTTCTTCAACAGGAACACCTACTTGTTCACCTTCGGTGCTAGCCATTTCTTCCATATCGCCTTCATCTAATTCAAAATCTGCTAATTCTTCTTCATCTAGTTGTTCTTCTTCTAATTCTTGATCCAATTCTTCACCAAATTCAAGAATTTTTTCTTCAGATTCCATTGGAGCACCGGGTGCTAAAGCATCCATACCAATAGTTTCAGTAGCAGACGCGATATCACGTTCTAATAAAGTATCTTCATGACCAAGAGCTTCCATCATGTTATTTTTTAATTTATCGAATTCAATAGTGATTACTTCATCTTCTGGACCGTCTAGAAAAGCACTTTTAATTTTAGAGAATGCGTCTGATTCTGGTTTTTGTAAATCAGCAGTTGGCATTTGCTGCGTTGGATCTTCTGGTATACCCGCCATCGCTTGTTGATCGGCTGGTGGTGCTTGTGGTATAGCAGGATTAGTCAATGCTGCTTCTTCTTGTTCTAAAAGTTTTTGAACAGTTTGTTTAAATTCGTATGAATACTTTTCTACTAAAGCGTTTTCAGCATTTTTGATGGCTGCTTCTTTTAAAGCAGTTGCATCAATAATTGCTTGTTGTAACAATGTTGAATCAGATGACATTAATAAATCTCCTGTAATCAGGAAAAAGCTAATACTTTTACTTAATTAGTATTATTCAATACAAAATGACAATTATTATGATTAGTAAAAAAAATATTAACGTTTTTTAATTCTATCACGCTTTTTTATTTCAGACAATTTTTCTGAATTAGCGATCTGTGCGTTTCTTTTATATTTTAGTCTTAATCTACGTTCTTGAACACTGGTTTTTTCAAAACGTTTTGTATAAGAAGAATTATCATATAAATATTGAACTAATGATTCTTTACTACAAGCTTTCAAAAATTTATTAATCAGTAATTCATTATTTTCAACAGATGGTTGTAAACCTTTTGGTAATTTTGTTTCTAAGTTTATTGGACGTTTACTCATTTATATTACTTCACTTTCTTGCCATTAAGGGCATTCATTGTGGCTTTCATTTTTCCACTCATTAGTCTACTAATATCTACACCGGGGTCAGAAGCATTAAAAGAAGTTACAGGAACGGATGGAACAGAAGGATTACCACCTTCATTTAATGGTTTAGTACCAGCAAAAGCATCAAACCCACCCATACCAATTTCATCAAGTAGCTTTTTTTTTGCTTCTAATAATGATTGTTTATTCGCTTGTTTATTTTCGTGTTTTAGTTGTTGAATAACGTTAGGCTGTTGAATGGGAGTGTTATTTTGTACAGATTCACTTAACATTTTTGTGAATCCTTCTTCAATTAAAACTTCTTTAAGACATTCTTTTATTAATGGTTTAATTAATTTTTTTAGTTCTTCTTTTTTCATATAAACCTCGTATCTATAAATAGATTTTACATTATAAAAAGAAAATATTTAAATACCCAATCTCAATGTTCCAGTTGCAAAT